AAACCAACGAGCATTACCTCTTCTTCAAATGCACGATCTGAAGATTCGGTGTCGTAGATTTCAGCATGCTCGGCTTCGTAACGATCATATTCGATTCCGAATAGAGCGTTTAGGCCGGGTTCTAGCTCTTTCGCTAGTTGTGCGCGAGAAATAGCCATTATTCAGCCTCCTTATGCCAAGCCGTCAGTACCTGCACTGAACAGGTGATTGTTGATCATGACGATGACATTTGTGTTAGCTGAAGCTACATCGCTGTTCTCTGGATCTGTGGAGATATCAATCGCCTTCAGAGGAAGAGTTGCGGTTGTCGCACCAGTTGTAACAGCCATTTCCATCCGTGAGATGCCAGAAGCATCATCACCAACAGGTGACTGGTCTACAATGTCAAAGTTACCAAACAGGTCTGCTACTGGCATTGCAGCGTCAGCCTGAATCTCATAGACAGCGTAAGGTGCGTCAATTACTGATGCTTCAGCATCTGATGCAACTGTACCAGCAGTCCATTTGTTTGCCCAGCGGGGTTTACCGTCTGAGTCGGTGTAAGAAACTCCGTTGAAAACACCGAGAATAAGGCCAGAGCCGCCAGCAGCAACACGTTCAATGCCACCACCAGTAACAACCGCTACGAGGTCGCCTTGGTAGATGGTAGTGTTGTAGCCAGATGCAATCCGGTACTTATTCTGCATGTTTTGCAGATCGGAGCCGTTGCCTGAACGCGAAAGGCGCAGGCCAAAAGAAGCGTCTTTGTTCGCCATCTTTCTTTCTCCTAGTTGTCAGCTACTCCCTTCGGCCCACCAAAGGACACCGAGGAGCTACGTTGAGGTTTAAGCTTTGGCATCGCTGCATTGGACTCTCTCATCCAATCACGATCCACCGCTTCCATTTGATTTTGCGTAGTGTTCTGGTAATGAGCATTACGCTGATCCGCGATTTCTTCAGGGATTCTAGCAAGAACCAGACCCCCAACGCCAATCACGCCAGCATTTTTACCCTCATCAACGACAGGGGCATCAAAGTCAGGGTAGTCTTCTGCCCTAACAAGTTCCCAACCTTCACGGCGGCGCTTATGAACATTATTACGATCATCGTATTCCATGACTGATTCACGAATCCAACGATGTTTGTAACCAACAGGTGCCTCTGGTGCTTCAAGGGCTGAAGGCGGACGCCAATCTGCAACTCTCGCTTGTTTTTCACGGGTCTGCGAATCCCGGTTTGTGCGATCAGACATTACGCTTTCTTCCTTTCAAGTTTAGCGACCTCTTGAGCATACCGTTCTAGAGGGATTTTCATTTTGTTGGCAAAAGCCACTTGTCCCGGCGTTAATTCCACCGTCTTTTTCCGCCCACTTCTGGTAGCTGACCGTCCACTGGACGCAGGAGTAACGGCTTGGGCGTTTTGCCGTTTATCCTGAAACTTGTGTGGAAATTCCTTGCGCATGCGCCGGTCAATTTCCTGATAATATTCATCACTATTTGGATCAAAGCCTTCATTGATCACAATATGCTCGTGAATGGCCTCCGCGCCTTTTGTCATAACCATATCGTAATTAGGGCTTTTGTCCCCAAACCACGGATTCTTATCAAGCCAATTTAAAAGCTTTCTGTCTGGCTGACGGCGAGGTTGAGCTTGTTGCTGCTGAACTTGCTGTTGCTCAACAGCCGCAGCTTCACCGGCTCGTTCTGAGCGAGATTTTTGAATGCGTAACCGCTCTTTTTCAATGGCAAGACCAGAAATAACCTCTTGTGCTTGAGCCATTTTTTCCATGTCGCCGTTGTCATATGCTTCTTGAAGCATTCTTTTAGCAGCGGCGGCTTGGCTTTCAATACGCGATCCATATTCGTTTATGTAGCCCTTATCCAAATCGGAAAGACGCTTCTTCATCTCTTCGTTCTGTTGCTGGACTTGCTGGGCGTAAGTATAGGCTGCTTCCGCTTCTTCAATAGCCTGCTTACGCTTTGCTGTTAACTGATTGATACGTTTCTTGACGTTTTCACTGTAATTTTCTAAATCGTCAGAATCTGCCCCGTCTTCGTTTTCCCGTACAATTGTTCGGGTTTCTTCTTTTTCAGAAGACGCAGAAACGTCATCATCAACGACAATAGCGCTGTTGTCATCGTCAAAATCAAAAGATACAGTTTCCTGCTCTTCTGCAATAGCTTCTTGATTTTCATTCATGTTCATAGCTCCCACTATACATAAGAAATGTCGGCTGGGTCAAGTATTGTTGCGATAATGTTGTCATCATTGATAAGTCTTACTTCCAAATTATCAACTTTAAAACGATTACCGGCATATCTTCCCATTAATACCCAAGACTTCTCACGACACCACGGCCCAGAAGGAAACTTACTAGCATCCATATATGCGTCTGGCCCAACTTTAATCACATAAGCTGCAACAGTCGCAAAGCTTTCACGCTCACGAACTGAGTCAGGAATAATGATTCCCCCAGCAGACTTCTGCTTCATGTAGTAAGGAATTACCAGCAAACGGTAGCCAACAGGCTGTGGCAGGCGTTCAATGGCGGAAAGATCCATCTGTGATGGGTCTTCTGTATTCTTTTGATTTGGGTCTTCTGTCTTTTCAAAACCCTTTGATATTGCTGCCGGTACAGGACTCGATGCACCGCTCGTTGTTGCCATCCTCTCAGGGACGAATAGTTTTTTAGCCATCTTCTAGCTCTATGCCTTTCATCGCGGATTTTATCAAATCTTCAGAGTAGGTCATTCCGCGTATTTGCCCCACTATGAACCGGTAGTCGTTCCAGTCGCCTACCGAACCATCCGCCAATCGCTGAGTTAAGTCACCCTTGCGCTGGCGTATGTCCTTCAACATATACTCCGCTAATTGTATAGCGTCCATTTACTTCTTCCCAAAAAACTTACTTGCTGCCCGTGTGCCAAAGCTGGCACTAACGATTATTCCCAAGGTATAACGATAATACTCCGGCATTGCATCTAATGCAGAAAACCCATCAGTTACAATCTGCCTGCCCCACTCTCCGCAGAAGGCTAAAATAAGCGGCACCGAAAATAAAATTGTAAGCCATTCGTCTTTCCAGCTATTTGCAGAAGCATCGGCCATTTTGAGATCCCAGTCAATCTCTCCAGTGGCTTTTTTCTCCATAATGACAGCTTCAGCTTTAGCTTTAGCTACTTTCGCGCCAGTCTCTGCCTTTTTTGTTTCGACCTTGCCTTCTCGCCACGTTCCAGCGAGATTAGCAATAGGGCCTATCAGTGCCTGAATCATTTCTTCCGATTCCTTTCAGCCTGCTCTTTTGTTGTTCGGTTGTGCATATCCCACATAATCATCATGTCGAAAGCTTCCCCTTCGGCAACGCCTGACATTTCCAAGACACAGGCCGATAACCCTTCATGTGAATGTGAACCTGTCTAGACATTTCCATAGCCCTAGCTTCGCATCTTTCATAAGAACTGTATGGCCCAAGTTGATCCTCTAGCTGCCAGCATTCAATTGGCTGAAAAATCATACAAGCTAGTACAAGGGCCTGATACATTACTTTTTACTCATCCAAGCACTCATGCCCATATACGCACCAACAATGCCAGCGCCACTCAAGTAAAATAAATTACTGATGTCGCCCAGCGCCCTAACACGATCAATATCAACAAAGAACATCGCTAAAGTAAATGCACCCATAGAAACTAAAGTGTAAGTTGCCATTCTTCGCTGTGCCTTTAGCTTCCTAATCTCGGCTTCAGCTTTCATAATTTCTTCAGCTTGCGCTAACTCCTCGTCAGTTACTACGCCATCTCCATCAATGTCGTATTTGTCGTATTCACTCTTTGTTTGGAATTTTTTCGGCAAGGTCATAAACCTTCTCGCTACAAAAGTCGAAAACGTCTGACACGCATGACAGCACCCACCCCACGAGGGACAGCGCCGCCTTCGCGCATTTTAAACCCATATTGACCAGTTTTGTGATCATAAGTGTATCCTTTCTTACCGGCCTTAATAGCCTCTTTGATTATATCCTGTTGTTCCTTGCTCAGACCAAGCATTAGATCTTTTAGCGGCGGTGTTTCTTTCTTACCAGACATTAAAAGACTCCTTGAAACCGCTGCGGTCTAGCGATACTGGAAAAACGACTAATTACTTTTTTTGGACTTCTTTTTAAAGAAGCCTTTTGAAGCTGCTGGCTTTGCCTTGACTGGGCCGCTGTCGATGATGACAGGCTGTTCGATGACCTTGGCCTCGACAGGCTTTGGCGCGACAATGACTGGGGCCTCTTGCTTGTTACGGGCATTTCTACGCTCCACTTTTTTAGCCTTTTCTACCTCGGCTACTTTTCGGTTAATTGAACTGGCGCTCATTGCATTTTACTCCGTAGGTTTGCCGCAGCGATCTCACGCTGGGTCTGAATACGTTCTTCGGCAACACGAACCTTGTCCATGTTT